GTTCTTTTTGCGTAAACAGTATATGGAAGACTTGACCCAGTAAAAGATGTAATTGTAAAAGTAGAAGAATTATTGGTATATGTAGCACCAACAATAGGTAAACCAGTAGTAACAGTAAAGGTAAATAATTGCCCTAATCCACTAAAAATAAAAGGAACTAAAATGTTTTCTGCGGTATCTACATGCTGAGTCCCTGCTCTACGCTTTAAACCGCCTTGTGGGACGATTAAGACGTTCTCGGCAGTCTCCAAGCCTTGATAGTATTGGTCAAGATCAATACGACCTTTAAGTAAAGGAGATAGTTCTCCGCTAACAAAACTATTTTGCGAAAAGTAACTTTTAGCCATTAAAACCTCACATCAACAAAGGGTCTGCTTGCAAGAGGAGTTATTGGGTGTTGTTGAGAATCTGTATATCTAGCCATGTTAGATGCATTGATATACTCTTCATTCATCAATTGTTTGGTAGACGCACTATCTCTAATAGACATAGCAAAATCTTTAGCTAAAGCATACTCTACCATTTTAGAAAAATATGCAGGCCAAGTAGATTCAGAAGCGGTATAAATGTAATCGCAGTACAAATCAGACTGAGAATTGCAATACACGCGATCACCGAGAATTTGGTAATTAATGCTAGGATTCATTTTAATAAATACTAATAAATCAGACGGCAATTGATACATAGTACTGTATTCAGTACCTACCGGAGTTTCATTAATTTTAGATAATTGAGCTTTTTTTCGAGCAAAGCCCCAGCGGTATTTGGTTATCTCATTATGCACAATATTGTCATATAAATTATTAGCGACAGTTTGTGCGCGAGTATTACCGACCAACGATGTGATAGGCAAATCACCAATTAAAATTAAAGCATTAGAAATTAAATTGATTTTACTTGCCATAATAGACCTTTATGTGAAAAAAAGGGGGGACGAACCCCCCAATTAATTTACTAACTGATAACTTATACGTTATCTTTGTACTCAACTTTAACAATACCGTCTACATCACGAACAACAGAACCAGCTTTCAACATACCGTTGCATAGCCAAGAAGTCTTCTGTGGAACCCAATCAACAGATGTTTTCATGTCAATACCAATAGCAAGTCCAATAGCTTCGCGATTAAAGAAGTATGAATCAACAGTGTTAGTTGTAACAGTCAATCCACCTTCAGCACGATCATCAAGAATAACAAACTGGAATCCTGCTAGAGTGTTTACATCGCCACTAACAAGTGCCTTAACACTTTGATAATCAGCAGAAGTAGCCTTTTCATCTTTCAAAAGACCGCCAAGTCCCGCGCTGTTTATTGCGGCAAACAAGCTAGAGTTAGGAACACCTTTACCACGCAATGCTACTTGTGCGTCAATAACCTTTGCCATAGTTAGCGCAAAGCCACCGTGAGCAACAGTAGTAGGAGTAACTGCGTCCATTGCATCAATAACTAACTGATCACTACGACGACCAAGAGCGCCTGCAATAGTGTCTGCAAGTTCTTGCTTCTCATCGAAATTGACTTCAGCGGCATCAAAGATGTCTGTGTACTCTGGAGCATTCCAGTTAGCGAGAGTTGCTACTTTAAAGTCGTAAGCAACGCCCATAGGAACAACATCAGCAGAGGTGGTTTTTTGATTAGCAAGACCTTTGCCCATGTTACGGAATTTGTAGCTGTCGCCAACTACATTGTTACGGATTGTTACAGCAGGCTTTAATAGCCCTTTTTGCGCGTAAGCGTGTTTGACCATACTGTCAAATTCAATTGACGCTACGGCTGATAGATTAGCACTCATAATGATTTCCTCGAAAAGAATAATAAAAAAAAGTTTTCAAGGTTTTAGCTGAGTACCCAGTAAATTGGTCAGCATTCAACCTAAATTTACTGGGCCTTAAAAAGAAAGGGTATCCAGTGCGTTGATTATACACCTTTTACCCTATAGTAATCAAATTACTGAGCATTTCCCCAATCTTGCCACATTTTTTGTATCTTTCTTTCGTGGTCAATATTTGTGCTTCTTAAAAGATTCCCATTATCGTCTTTCTTAAACATTTCTGCTTCAATAGTTTCTTTAGTTAATCCAACAGGAACGTGGTCGTTTTCAGTTGGCAATCTAGAAGGAGCAGTTGCTTTAACTAACATTTCAACTAATTGAATTGTGTCCGCAGTAGTTACTAAATTTTTAGCTTGTTCATACGATTCTGCATCAAGGTTATTTTTCATAAACCCTTCAACATTGTTAATACGATCTTGCGCGTTATCTCCTAGTTTAGCTACTTCTTCTTCTTGACTAACTTCCTGTACAGCATTATCTTGTGCAGATAATAATTCCCATGCACGACCAAATGCTTCTTGAGACATATTAGTATCATCTGCAAAAGTAATTAATTCTTGTAACAATACATCATCATTTTCTATACCTTCAGGATGCATATAACCATCTTTAGGCGTTCCTTTAAAGCCACCAAACTTTTTTTCTAATTCAGCATATCCTTTAGCTTGATCAGCTACAGATTTATACTTGTTAGAATTAAACCACTCTGGGGTTTCGCCTGTTCCTTTTACATCTTCTGTTAAAAAATATGCACCTTCTGATACTTCTGGGATTGCTTCAGTTAACAGGGTATCGCTTGTTGTTTCTATTGCGGCCTGATCTTCCATAATTGTTACCATTTAGTTATAAAATTTGAGCTTGTTGCATTTGATTTATGACAAATTTAACAACGCCAGATTCTCCATTATGATAAGCTGATTCGTAATTTACATTAGTAGAAGAAAAAGGTGTGTCATTGTTATAAATAAATCTAGCCGTTAAATCAGCTAATACACGCTGACCGTCATCGCCAGTAAAACATTTATGATATGCTTTAGCAAGTTCGACAGTCTTTTCGCGGTGTTTTGCATTATCTTTTAATGCGCTTTCTTTATCTAATTGTACGTTATCTATCTTTTCCCAACTCATACTTGAGTTTGTCCTTGCATTGGTGCTTCACCAGTATTCATTCCAGACTGAGCGGCTTCTGCTCCTGCTTGAATAATTTGAGCTTTTTCGCTAGGTGTTCTAACTAACTCTGCTGGCATTCCAGTTTTGTTTGCAACCCATGTACCAAAATCTTCTAGCTTAAATCCAATCTTAGCTTGGTCAGGGCCAGCATTTTGCAAAACAAATTGAACTGCTTGCTGTACATTTAATATGTCTTCACTGTCTTGCGCTCTTGCTAATGGCGAAGTAAATTTAATATCTATGTCTCTGCCATCTAATTGTAAAGGCTGTAACAAGCCTCGACGAGTTAAAATAGATGCTACACGCTTAATAATAGGCACTAATACTTCTGTTTGCAATCTTCCAAAGGCAGAACCGATTCTTTTAGCAAGCTCCCTAGACTCAATAGCTACTTCTGTTGCAGACCTAACAGCGCCAGTAGGATCACGCAAGTCGTTAAACAAAGCTTTCTTAATAGACATCTGCAAGTCATTAATAGCAAACTGTGCAAGCTGTAAATTAGCACCAGTATCTAACCGTCTAATTGATGGGTTTGATGAGTTGTTAGAACCAACTGGAATAACAACTCCCGGGCTTATACTAATATTGTATGGATTAGTTACGCCATCATCGGTTGCAGTATACATTCCTGCAAGATCAATAGCGGCTTTTTGCAATACAAATTCTTTTGCTTTGTTTAAAGATTTAACATCAGGGAGTGCTTGTAATGCAGGGCCACGCCCACGGATTTCTCCAGATACTTTAGAGTAACGACCAGTTACCCAAGGACTAGATGTGCCAAAGTCTTCCATCCAGCTTATTTGAGTTTCTTTTCCTACCCATAAGCAACCGTAATAAGTTTTGGCTTTTGGTAAGTAAACAACACCTTCACTTACTTTTACTTCTTGATCTGGATTAGTTTTAATTTGTTCTTCAATTTCAGCGGATGCTTTAAACCCAGCCCACTTTCTTTTTAAATCACGAACTTTTACATTAAATCTACGCCAATGAGTTTCAACATTACCATGAGGGCCTTCTTCAAACGCAATTCCTTTTTGTGGAATAGCACTAAAAATAATAGGCATGTTGTCATCTTGATCTTCATCTATCCTTAATGTACCTGTTCCAATAAGGAGATCTAAGGAATGCTCATAGAATTGGGTAGCAAAGTTAGAACGATTAATATAATCAAAAATAATTTCAGATTGCTCTTCCAAGTTCTCTCGGATTTCTTCTTCTGAGACATCGTATTGACCGTTTTTTAATAATAGCTGTACTTGATTAGATGGCGCTAAAGTTGCCCATCGCGACCAAATAGGAGCAATGCTTTCTTGTAATTTACTAGCTCCCTGCTGTATAGCCTCTAATGCAGTAGAATCAAATATTCGATCCATCTTTTTTTGACCTGCACGACTATCTTCAAATAAATTTCTATTCGGAAGAAAGTATTCGTATGCGTCATCTAATTGATCAGTCCAATATGAAGCTCTTTCAAATGCTTTTGCTTCACGTTTTTTTAAATCTTGTAATGAGCCTAGTTCTTTAGGTAATTTCATCTGCCTCTACTCGCACTTGAGCCTCCGCTTCCTCCATTGTTATATGAAGTACCTTTATAACCACTACCCATCACGCTTTTTCTACCCATACCACCAGATTTACTAGATGCTTTACCAGATTTAGCAAGCAATGATTTAGAGCCGCTTTTACCTCTAGCCGCGGCCTTTAATCTTTTTTCCATCTCTTCGGTTTCTTCATCAATCATACGAGACTGACGAGCTACACCAGCAAGTTCTTGTGCTGTTGGTTCAGGGGCTTTAGGAGCCTTCAAAAATCCCATTATTGTTTCCTCAGATGTTTTAATAATTGGTATGGAGTTATAATAAAAGGATTGTTGATTCCTAATATCTGCTTAGTATGGCCTACGCATGTATTTAATATAAATAATGGCCGTTTACATTCTTTAGGTATATAGCTTTTTATTACAAATATGTCGTCGATTATACTCTTTTCGTCTTTAATCGTAAACAAATCGAACCCTTTTGTGTTTTTTCCATACACAATGAACTCTTTTCCTGTAGGTTTTAGAATAAAACAGTGTCTAATTCCTTTTTTTAAGAAAAAAGACCACCATCTATTACCATCATCCTCAAAGACAACATAAATCTTAGAAGACATTAAAATTTACTTTTGCTGTAACAGGCTTAGAGAAAGCATCATTCCTTCTTAGTGCGGCACGACCTTCACCTTCACCTTGTAATGCGTACTCAAGGGCTTCAACAGGGTGGGAGTATTCGTTCTTATCAGGTTCATCAGTGTATCTTTCTCCTGAAGTTTGTACTCTGCGGTAACAAAATCCTCCTTGTAAACCTTTTCTAATCATAGAGGCTTTAGGCAGGACAATAAATCTAGGCTTACCGTCCATACACATTTCTTTCATTGGAACTTCTAATGCGGCCCTACGCTTCATAGGATCATTACTAGCA